AACAAAGCGTGCAATTGACGAAGGGGATTCTCCCGCTTCCGAGCATTCGTCTACACTGCCGCTTGAAGTTTTGGCAAAGGGCATTTACTAAGCCCGCCCTTCGCAATTAACGCAAGCCGTTGGGTTGCACCTTGCAAAGAAAGTAGGTTTTATGTCTTACAGAATTAAAGAAGGTCGTCGTCTAATCGGAATAAATATGGCTCAAGTAGTCTACGCTCCTGGAATTTGGGCGCACATTTTTATTGATTGCCCCGCTTGCAATCAGTCTATTGGTTTGTATTTTAGTAGCAATGAAGAGTCAGACGCTTTTAGTAACAAAGAGTTTTTGCAAATTGTCCGATCAAGAGGCTGGGCAGTTATCCCAAATAGGCACATTGCCTGTCCGTCGTGTCGTAAGGCTGGAAGCAACCCAACACAGTATGCACCTGACCAAAAACGGGCTGCGCGAAAATCCAAGCCTTTATCTAAACCCGCCGTTTTTGGCAGGTAATACAAACCGTTGGGCAGACCCCGAAGGAGAATAAACGTGAGCGAACATAATCAGAACGCATGGCAAGATGGTTTTGACGCATGGCAAAATGGTTACGACGACACGATGTATGATGGCATCGATACGTCCAGCGAAATGCCGTGCAAATGTGATGAGTGTCGTATCAAATATGCCGCTGGGCAAGAAGCCGCCTTTGAAGAAATCTTTGGTCGCGGTCAGTCTGCCCAACCCTTGCGTGCAGTGGACGCGGCTATGCCGCCGTCCGCCGAGCAGTTATCTGGCTCGAACATTGTCCCCGCTGTTGAGTTTGATTCTCAGCCGCGCCCCCTAACGCAAATACCGTTGGGCGCAGGAGCGAAGTAGCATGAAGGCATTGAATCTCTACGCAGGCATTGGCGGTAATCGGCGGCTCTGGTCTGATGTTGAAGTTACAGCCGTTGAATACAATCCAGAGATAGCCGAAGTTTACAGCGACTTGTACCCACAAGATAAAGTCATCATTGGCGACGCTCACCAATACCTGCTCGACCATTACCAAGAGTTTGATTTTATTTGGACTTCGCCGCCTTGCCAGTCTCATTCATCCATGCGGCAAAATCTCGCAGTTCGCTTTCGTGGCACACCTGCAAAGTATCCAGATATGAGCCTGTATCAAGAAATCATTTTCTTGCAATACAACTTCGGCGGGTTGTGGGTTGTCGAGAATGTACGCCCATATTATGAGCCGCTCATCCGTCCCACAATTGATTTACACCGTCATTTGTTCTGGTCAAATTTCCACATTGCGCCCGCCGATTTTACAAAAAGCAAATTACGCTCGGCGCAAATTTCAGACCTGCAAGAATATCTCGGTTTTGAAATCAGCAAATACAAGTTATCTAATAAACGGCAGGTTCTTCGTAACTGCGTTCTCCCGCCTTTAGGGCAGCATGTCTTCCTTTGCGCCCAACACAGCGCGCACCTGACCGCCTTTGGCGTAGGTACGGCGGCGGTCAATCCCCTGCAAGCGTCAATGTTTGCAGAAGTATCTCCCGCTACAATCGGCGGCAGGTAAAGCAAACCGTTAGGTGGTCACATGGAAAAAGAAGAAGCATTGCAGTTTGCATTTGATACGTTAGATGATTTGCAGTTTACTGATAATACTTGGCAAGAAGCGGTAAAGGTCAAGTTAGAAGTAAAAGAAATACTTCGCCAATTAGCAGACCACCTAACACAGCGTGCACCCGACGTCTTGAATGCGGGCGAATTTTCCGCTACATGGGTTATTAACCCAGATAATATCGTTCCCCCTGCAATCAGCGGGTAACGCAAACCGTTAGCCCGCTGTCTTGCAAAGGAGAAACATGAACAACGATGTTTTGTTAGAAATGATGGCATCTGTTCTACAAAGTATTTACGATGAAGGATATGGTTCTGAATTTCGCCCCGCCATGCAAAATGTCTTGGTGATGTACAACAATAGCGGGCTAACAAAGCGTGCAATTGACGAAGGGGATTCTCCCGCTTCCGAGCATTCGTCTACACTGCCGCTTGAAGTTTTGGCAAAGGGCATTTACTAAGCCCGCCCTTCGCAATTAACGCAAGCCGTTCGGCGGACTGGAGCATAAATGTTTTATTCAATAAGCCCACTTGAAAAATTAGGCTGGTCACATGTAAAGGGTGATTTGTGGGAAAAGAACGGCAGAAAAGCTACTTATGATTATGCCGTTAGTTATGAACTTACCAAGTACGCCGCCGAACAAAGCGTGCACTTGACCGCCTTTGGCGCGGGTTGGCGTGGTCGTCTTGGTAATTGGCTTGTCTCTTTGGGTAATCGCATTGCTCAAAGCGGCGGCAAGTAACGCAAACCGTTAGCAGGCTAAAACAATGTCACTTTTTCACGGCGATTGTCTCCCATACATGAAGGCTTGCAAAGACAAGCAGTTTGATTGCGTCATCACAGACCCGCCGTATGGTATTGGCGCAGGAAGTGAAGCCTTTAGAAACGGCACAGCGCAAAATATATTTCATACCTCGGATTGGGATAAAGAAATCCCATCACAGGAAGCGTTTCAAGAAATGCAAAGAATTTCAAAAACTCTAATCATCTGGGGCGGCAATTACTTCGCCCATCTTTTGCCACCGTCCCGTTGCTGGCTTGTCTGGGATAAAAAGACTGGTGAAAATAGTTATGCCGATTGTGAGTTGGCTTATACAAATATTGATGGAGTTGTGAAAAAATATTCTCATTCGTGGATTGGAGCAAATGCCAAAGATACACCGCAAAGATTACACCCAACACAAAAGCCAGTTTCCCTTATTGCGTGGGTGCTTGAAAATTACACAAATGAAGGTGAAACAGTTTTCGACCCATACATGGGAAGCGGTACGGTTGGGGTTGCTTGCGTAGAAACGGGAAGGCTCTTTACTGGCTGTGAAATATCGGCTGAGTATTTTGCCATAGCAGAGAAGCGCGTAAAATCAGCGGTTCGAAAGCCTAAGTTCTTTACGCCTGCTAACAACCGCGTGCACTGGACGGGGGGGGAGTCTGCCGCTAATTTATCTTTATTTCCCGCAGAGGTCATACCCCCTGCGAAGGTTACTCGCAAATCCCCCCGCCAGTAACGCAAACCGTTCGGCGGCTGGCAAAGTGGTCTGAAATTGGTGTTTCAAAACCCTTGACAAATCTTGATATGGTGTGTATAATACCATCACAATCAAAAACAAGGAGCAACGAAATGAAATACACAGTCAAAAAAGTCAACGGTTTTGTAAACGAAGCGAAAGAATACACAGGCGAAAAGACCACCCTTTGGGTAATCAATCGCTACGTGAGCGGATATGCGGTAATGTTGAATAACAAAGTGGTCGAAGTTTATCCCCGCAAATCAATCGCTCAAATGGCAATGGCGGCACTCAATGCAGAATAAAAAACACGGTGGCGCAAGGCAGGGGGCTGGGAAACCAGCCCTCTACGGAAAGCCAATGATAAGAAAAAATGTAATGCTTGATCCTGAAACAATCGAAATCCTCAAAGCCCTGGGCGGGGGCAACTTGAGCGAAGGTATCCGAAAAGCCGCCGAACAAAGCATGCACCCGACGCGCGAGAGTCTGGCGCAAAAAGTATCATCCAAATCAAAAAGGTCTGTAAAGCCCGCGCGCGGGTAATGCAGTCCGTTAGCCTGCTTCGGAGCCTGAATGACAAAAGTGATTAACGGCGATGCCCGAAAAATGAATTTAGCCGAGTTCGATGCGCCCTATGGTGTCATCGTGGCTGATCCGCCGTGGAGTTATCGCAACAAAGGAACGGCTGGAAGTGCGGCATCACAATATAGTGAAATGGCGGTTGATGAAATTTGCAGTATGCCAGTTTCTAAACTTTCCAAAAAAGACAGCGTTCTTTTTCTTTGGGGAACGTGGCCCCTTTTGCCAGAATGTCACAAGGTTATGAAGGCTTGGGGCTTTGAGTATAAATCTGGTTTTCCGTGGATTAAGTTGTCAGAAAGTTTTACCCTTCAAGGTGCTATCGGTTTTTGGGTGTTGGGTGTGTCTGAATACGTTCTAATCGGTGTTCGTGGCAATGCCAAACCGCCCGATCCATCAGAACGATATCTTGGAATAATTGCACCCAATTTCAAACACAGCAAGAAGCCTGAAAGCGTTCACGTTATTGCAGAAACATTACCAGGCCCGCACCTTGAATTATTCGCAAGAGAAGCACGGATCGGCTGGACGTGTTTCGGGAATGAAGTGGCGCAGGCTAACAACCGCTTGCAGCCGACCGCCTTTGGCGTAGGTACGCAGTCGAGATTTCCCCTGCTTGGTGGTACTCAGGCAGAAGAGTCGCCCGCTACAAACGGCGGCGGCTAAAGCGAACCGTTGGGCGCTGGGTAAATAAAATAATTTAGTGAAGGCAAAGGAGCTAGGTCAATGACTCTGCCCGTAGGATTTGAGCGGTGTCCAGATTGTGGAGTGGAACTGCTAAAACAAGAGCAAGATAGTCTCTCCCATCGGTACGTCGGGGCTTCACCTAGTTGCTGGGTGCTGTTCAGTAACTTGGTAAATGCCGATGAACCTCCCCTAACCCCCTCTCGTCTTAATTCGCTCATTGTTGACGCATATCTTGCCCAACATCATGGCACGCCTTCGCCACAAGCCATTCAATCAGTTGCCGTGCATTTGCTGGTCTTATATGGCGTTCTTAATCAAGGTCTTGAACCTGAACGGGCATTATGGATTCGCCAACGCGCCCTACGCGAGATGGTTAGACCTAAACACAGTCGTTTTCATTGGCTAACGCCACCTGATTTTGCAGGTTGTCTTACTATTGTAAATATTGTCCAAGCCGCAACTCCTGACGCGCGAGCGAACAAAGCGCGGGAATTCATTGAGCAAGTATGGTCGCTCTGGGCTGACAATCATCTAGCAACATTATCTCAATGGTATGCAATGTATGTTGTGTCAGAAAAATAATAAGGCATTTATGCGTCAAGGCGTTACAATAATGCGCCCAACAAAGCGTGCACCTGACGCTGGGGATTCTGCGCAAATCTCAAGCAGTTTTCTACGCCTTATCTTTTTCCCAGTTGGACGGCTCCGCCGCCCCCGCCCCAGCGCAGGTAACGCAAACCGTTAGCCCAACAAAAATCCCCTGACAACTCAGGGGATTTTCCTTATCTCAGTATCTCTAAAACCTTTCCAGCCGCCGCCCTGAATCTCTGCACATCCGCCAGCCGCTCAAACCTCACGCCAGCGCATGACGCACTTGTCCTTGTGGCTTTGATGTACTTGAAGCCAAAGAACACGCCCCAGCCACCAGGGACGGGGACAGTAACTACAACCCCCCTGTACGGCTGCGCTGTCTGTTTGGTCGCTTTCTTCGCCCACGCTAGAGCCTTTTCTATGTCAGCATCTACGTTTTTCCACAATTCCCTGCCCCCGTTCTGGAGTCCCTTGAATACGATGACGGGGTTGTCACCGTTCCTATAACAATTGAAATACAAATTTTTATATTCTGGTTCTGGATACATTTTTATTCTCCTGTATATTCCCACGCGCCCGCATCCACTGGATACGTCCTAACATTCCCGCCGAAATCCGTTTCCACGTCATAGACAGGCGAAGCGGGGAGTGGGCTTGTCAGTTTGAAGTCATCGGGGCCGTAACCATTGGTCTGCTTTACCACATTCCCAGACAATGACGCGCCTTTTGTAGTGATAACCTTGTTAGCGATGTTATTCGCTACGAGTAGATTCTTTTGATTCGGGTAATACGTCACTGACACTGGCGTATTTTTGCAGTCAGAAAACGTATTAAATGCGATGGTCACATTCACAAGTCCCTTGCCGTTGTCGCTCCGCCCGTACCGATAACCGTACTTGCAACCGACCACAATATTATTCTCAATCGTCGCCGTGTCGTGTCCATGTGCGCCCCACTTGGCGAATGTCTCTTCCGCCCCGCCAATTCCAGCCATCGGATAACCCCCGCGATAATACGCGCGGTCTCTGGCTACCACAAAATTGTTATGAATATAAACATGGTCGCTGTTCGAGTAAATCCCGAAGCTGTAGCAGTCCTCGACCGTGTTACCGTAAACCTCAATATTTGACCCGCGCAACCCCATCCCTTCCCCCCAGCCGTGATGGATGTAATTGTTGCGGATGACGATTTTTTGAGCGAGGCCAGTGGGGGATTCGTCCACTGACTGCACCTTGACCAGCGAAGGCCAGCCCCCCGAAATCGTGTTCGGTCGTGAGCGCATCGCACAGCGGACAATCTCGCAGTTTTCCAGCGTCCCGCCGTTCGTGCCTAAGAACATAACCCCGTGGTCTTTGGTGTCGTGTATTTTGCAATTTCTGACCGTGACGTTATCCCCTGTAATCTTTAGCCCCACACCAGCGGGATTCGATATGTCACAATCTTCAATGATGACATTTGAGTCCTTTACTGTTAGTCCATTTGGGTATTGTTTCATGTTGCTCCTAGTTATCCATTAGTAAAAAGAACATATTATTGCCGCCTTCATGGTAGTAAATCTTCGCTTGTAAATGGTCAAGGCGGCATTGAAGGCCGAAAGACCCAGTTTTGCCCTCTACCTTTACATAAAAGTTACCGTCTTGAGTACTGTACTCACTAAATGACGTTTCGCCCCATAGGTCGGTTGATCCGCCGTATGTTCTGGTTGTGTCTGTTGTTCCTGTAACAGTGTCCGACTTTGTTGCAGTATAAGACGACCCGCCATTACCAGAAACGGACAATTGTATTGTAGCAACAATGCCCGCCGCCTGAGCGGAAAATTCCGCCGTGACTTCTATCCCATCAATAATCGCATTAGCAGGAACGCCGAACGCAAAGGTACTAACCGTACCATTGACAAATGATGTGCTTGTGGTTGTGGCGTAGGTGTTATTCGATGAGTAACAATTTGACAGGGTAGACCACCCGCCCGTTGTTGACGCTGTTGGGGACTTGAATCCAGTGTCAGCCATATTACGCCTGCACCGTTACGGCGATAACATCAACCTTGCTATCATCCGTATTATCTACGCCTAAAATATAGTGTGTCTTACCTGCCACTGTCGTTGTCGGCAATGTCACGCCCACCGCCCTAAAAGCCGCGTCCCACGTCAAGCCCTTAGCCACGCCCGCATCTTTCAGGCGAATCAATCGCGCTTTACCGCTAACCAGCGTCCCCGTTGTGGAAATCGTGGTTGCGTTTGCAATCGCGGTGAGGTGGTAACGGTCGGTCGCGTCCAGATCAATGACCGCCGTAGTATCGTCGGTAGTGGTTACTACTCGGGGAGCAATCGCCGCCGTGAGGCTTCCGCCCGCAACCGTCAAAGTGTTGCCCGACTGCGTGACGGTTACATCTCCGTTGTCAAAGTTGATTACCCCACCCTCTGCAAGAAACAAGTCCGAGAATTGCAGGGCAGTCGTACCAAGAGCCGCCCCGTCGTTTGCGTCGGGTAAAAACGCAGTCTGTGCTGTGATGTTTGGGGCGACAAAGTCACCGCCCGAGAGGGTCAATGTATTTGACGAGTGGGTTATAACCGCATCGCCCGCGCCGAAGTCTAGAATCCCCGTGCTTTTGATGTACACCGAGCCAGTATATAAAGCGTTCCACCGATACAAAGACGACCCGAGAGGTTCGGAGTCTGTAACGGACGGGTTGAGATGGCCAACAAAAGCCCACCCATTCCCGTCATGGGTGATGGTTTCAAGCCCGCCATCAAAAGAGATAACCGCCCCATTACCTAAATGCAAATCGCTAAACTGGTGAGTAGTATCACCCAAAGGCGCGACGTTATCGGTTTGGGGACTAAGTGATGTTTTCACCACTGCCGCCGTCAACGTCTTATTTGTAAGCTCGTCCGTTGTAGTTTTACCGACTAGCGTATCTGTCGCCGCTGGCAGAGTCAGAGTACCCGAAGCCGCCGCTGTTGCGTTGACCGTGGTTGTGCCAGAGGATGAGCCAGCTAGGATGAATTTCCCGCTGTTGAAAGTCTTCGCACCTGTCACGGTCTGGATTTCTGAAAGTACCATATCAGCCGCCGCCGCCGCCGAACCCTCAAAAACTCCACCGCGTAAAGGATACCGCCATGCCCCCGCCGAGATTGTCTCTTTATAAAACGGGTAATCTGTTCCGCTAATTGTATAGTAAAGCGTCACCGCATGAGATATTGTGTCTGAGTTATAAATCATAATATCTTTAATCGTTCGCTGTGTGCTTGAGGCAGGGGCGGGGATTACCTCTTGACTGGTTGTCCCGTTGGATTCTTCAACATTTCCGCCTTCTGTATATGTCTCAGTTGAATCCACCTGATCGGCGTAGGTGTAAACAAAAGTAACGGGGTTTGTCGTGTGAACCGCGCCCAATTTTGTTGTAATGCTTTTAGTTGTTGCGTCTAAAACTAACATAGAAACCAGCTCCTTTTCTTTGCAATGTAGTTACTACCACTAACAGGCACACCGTTCACCAAATAACTTTTGCCTGATTCAATATTTACATTTCCGTCATCCTGCAAGGTCATGACCTTTGTTAGCGTCGTTGACCCGTCGGGCGTTGTGTAAAATTCGATCCTTGACCCGTGAGACCCTACCGCCTGATTTTCGTTTGCAATAAATCTCACTTCGAGATTAGAGCCTGGATAGGTCGTGCCATTGTGCGCGGATGCCCTAATGCGAAATTCCACATCCTCAGCTTGTACCGCTGTCGGGCTGGCCGCTGTTCCTCTTGCGAGAATGCCCCGAATAAACGAGGCGACCGAAGTGCCCCATGTCGTGAGATAGTGACCAACAGACACGGACTCATAAGCCTGCATAAATCCACCGTTGGATGTGACGGGAGATGAAACACCCAGAGTCAATTGGTCAGTCGTGGCGGCGAAGGAAAGGTTGGAGTCTGTGGTTATCGTTCCGCCGCTATCAGATATAACCCCCCTGTCGCCTGTTTGACCCGCCAATACATCGGCCTGAATAGAGGCGGCAAAGTCTGAAAGGGTTATGTCTTGCGGGTCGCCTGTTCCACTTGCTGTTCTGGCTTTTACTGTACCCTCTGCCATGTTTGCAAGTTTGGCATTAGTTACCGCGTCATTTGCTATTGTGGTCGCCCCATCGCCTACGCTGGTTACGTCTCCAGAGTGGTTAGGATGTGTGTAGGATGAAGCACTAGACCCGCTTCCCGTTTCGAGATAATCCACCAACTCAGGCAGGTTGGTAAGATACGCTCCAACAAACTTGATAGGCTTCCCGCCTGCGGTCGTGAATGTCCCCCCCGCGCCGATGTTTCCGTTGTAGGAAGTCAAAGCCCAGCAGGTATTATTTAGACCAGTATCCAGTAGAGTCCAGATACCATTATTCCAGCGGGCGATCTTCGCCGCCGCCAATGCGCCTGCGCCGACTGTTGTGAACGAGCCGCCGATAACTAAGTCTGTGCCATTTACTACCGTCATGGCGTAGACTTGACCATTTGCTGAACCCCCGTCAATGGATTCAAACGCACTTCCTGAAATACTCCATCTGGCAAGATTGGCAGTATTTGCTACACTGTTGGCGTTGGTAAAAGTTCCCCCAACATAAAGGTAGTCATCAATAATGGCGAGCGCATTCCCTTGCCCGCTTCCACTGAGTCCTGCGCCCATCGCGTGCCAATCGGAAGTACCCGTGTCCCAATACGCCACACCAGCGGAAGGAGACTCTACGTTTTCAGCAACTATAAAAACCTTTGTCCCTGACACAGCAATTCCGCGAACGATATTTACAAAAAAGCCACTGTTAGACAGGCCGTCCATTGCCGACCAAGTTCCCGCCCCGTCATCCCATGCGCCGATACCAGTTGAAATCGTTGCCGCCGCTCCAAGCTCAGTGAGTGGCCCGCCAACGTAAACAATGTCATTGGCCGCATCAACGGTTATGGCACGGACTCCAGAATTTACCCCGCTGTCCATGTCTGAGAAAGTCCCCGCACCCTCTGCGTATTTGCAGACGTTGTTTACCGCTGTACCATCTGCATCCGCGAATTCACCGCCAAAAAATATATCAGTCCCGTTGCACGCGATTGCATACACTGGCCCGTCAAATCCTGTGCCAAGCGTTGACCATATACCCGTATTGGTATCATAGGCCGCCGCGTTGCCGATGGTCTTTCCAGCGACTTTGGTTATATTCCCGCCCACGTACAGAATCCCCGCATCACTCACGGCCATTGCATAAATCGCCGTGCCTGTCGTGGCTAAACTAGATAACTGACCAATAGCCGCCCAGAAAGATACTTGTAATTTATCCCCGTCGTGTGCGCGCCGCCACATTTCAAACAGCTTGCGAATGTCGTTGGATTGTCTAATCTCATTCTCAAATACAGTGGAATTCAGGCCGACAACTACATCCGCCTTTTCTGTCATGTCCCAAGATAGCTGTAATGACCTAACGCGGTTGGAGGTTTCCACGCCTGAAAGGTCAAGGGTGATATAGTCGCCCAAGTCGTAATCAATAAAGACTCTCGTACCAATCCCGTCATATACCTTTACATCCTGTTCGGTCTTAGGATTCTTTAGATACGTCAAACGCGCCGAGCCATAGGTCAAGGCATGGTCGGAGTTGAAGGCGTCAATAGCGTCTACAATCGCCTCCCTACGGCCTCGGTTAGTTATGGATGTTGAATCACTGGTGTAACTATATCCGCCGTCATACTTGATAAGTAAAGCGTTTGCAATTTCCGCGCCCATTTCAGAATTCGAGACTTCTACACAGTTTGACCCGCGTCTAAAATAGATGGTTTCGGACTTATCCGTACCGTAAGCGGTAGAGTAAGCGGACAGATTGAAAGTACCGTCAGTCTCAACCGTGATATTGAAATCAATACCTAGTTCTGCCATTTCGCGCACAACATCAAGGTACGATTTCCCTACCGAAAATTGCATAGTCTCTGAATCAGTCCACGCGGTAGAGTCTGAATCGTCTGTATCTGTGAAGTCGTAAGTAAGCTCTGTAAGCGTACCGCGTGCCTGTGCCTCGGTGATTAGTGTAATGAGGATGTCGGCTTTTGTCATCGCCTCGAATGTTCGGGTTGTTTCCGCCGTTCCATCTGTCCACACCTTCGCACGGTCAAGAATAGACAAAGCCCCGCGCCCTGATACGCTTGTCCACAGTTCCCCACCCTCGCCCTGATTTACCTGTGAGCGCGAGATATTCTCCACGAAAAAACCACCGCGCAAAGCACCCCGATACTTAGCGCGGATAAACTGCCCCGACTCAATCAAGGCGGCAGAGGTAGACAAAAGAGGGACGCTAACATTCCCGCTCCCTGGCTCGTTCAATTCGAGATATAGATTCGAGTTCGTGGCGGCAGGCAATACAGCTAAGACGGTCGTCAAATCAGTATCTATTAATGTCCATTCAATCGGGTCGTCGTTTGCGTCTGGTGTTGGCATGTATCCTCTTTATAAATATGGGGCGTTGAATGAAGCCTTTACAGTTCCAGTCGTGGCGGTTGCGTCGGTAATACTCAAAGTATTATCGCCTGGGTTGAATACCATAAACGCCGCCGCGCCGCTGTGGGTGACGTTTCCAATCACATTGACCGAGCCAGTTTTTACCGCAGTATATTCACCGTATGAATTGGTTGAAATGACCACCGCCTCCCCGCCTGCTATCGTGCCCGTGTAGGTGAGGGAGACTCCGACGGTTGAATTGGTGATGACTGTGTTTTGAAGCGGGCCTGTCAGTGTGATTGTCGCGTCGCGTTCTTCGATTGTGCCTGGGTTCGTTACCGTCATCGCCTTTGGGCTGGTGTTGATTGTGGTGGTGTTGTCTGCAATCGCCGTGCTAAGTCGGAAATACGGGCGAGGCATGACAAATTCCACCACCACCCGCGCTAATGTATTTGTTATCCTGTTTACCTGCAAAGGCGCGTCTACAATCGCTTGAGAAGTCAAGACACTGGAATCCTCACGGGTGAGGGATAGCGTCTGTTGTGTACGTGGCGCGATAAGTTTCCTTAGATTGTCGAATGTCGTCTCTAAAGCAGAGGCAGAAGCCGCCGTGATGGTTATCCCAAAGGCTAGAGTCCTTTGGTCGTAATATTTACCCGCGTGCATTGTGCCATGCTGGAAGGGGATAATCTGGTTAGTTCCCCGTCTTTGTGGCATGTCTAAATAACCATCAATGACGGTGATTTTTCCGAAAGATGTTAGAGCCGTGCCGCCGTATGTCCAAGTTAGACTCATATCGGGTGTCCTAGATAGCTTGTCTGTTTTAAAGCCCGCCGAATACTATTTGCTGAGTTTTCGCCTCGCGGGTTGTGGATTGAAATATTGAATGTGCTATTTTTACTTACTGAGCTTGACGACATAGAAGACGACCCGTCGCGCTCATCAGGCGACGAACCACCAGACGAACCGCTAGAGGATGACGAACCCGCCGCGCTTTGAGCCGCTGCCGCCGCATCCCAAGCCGCCTGTGCCATTGCCATATAGGATTGAGTGGCAGAGTCTACCGCCTGAGCAACTCCGCCAAGAGCCTCAACAGATACCGCCGAACCATCTACAATCGCGGTAGTTGTGTTATTGGCCGCCGCTTCTTTTTCGGCTTCAAGTCTCAAAAGTTCTTCATCGGTTGCGGCCTTCTCTTTCATTACATCTTCCTGCATGGCGATACCCTCAGCAAGTGCGGTGGCTTTATCCATTGCGGCCTTTGCTTCGTCCGCTTGCGCTTGCGTTCGGATTCCCATTTGTACGGCTAAGTCTTGAGTCGCGGCAAATTCCGCATCCGTAAGACCATCAACAGACACTTTAGCTAGTGTCATGTCATAAATCATTTTGTTTGTGGCTTCGTGCCAGCTTGCTTCGAGTTCTTGAATTCCGTTTCTGGCGTCCTCTACATTGCCCGCCGCATCAAGAGCCTGTTCACTTTCTGCGCCGTATTCCTTTGTTGCTTCCGCTAGTCCTCTTTCGGCATCTCGTAGAGTCTCGATTGCGTCCGCGTGTTCGTTAGCGTAGTTTTTCGAGAAATCCGCATAGGATTGTATAAAGGATTCGGCGTCTTGATTGGCCTGTGATACCTGTTCGAGCATGTCTTTATAATCAGACAATGCTTTTTCGGCTACCTTGACGGCTTCCTTGCTATCAACCATCGCGGCGGATGTATCATCTAAAGCCCCCGATAAATCCTCGTTGCCCTCGGCGGCGGCAAAAGCGGCGTCCGCTTCCTCTCGTTTAGCGGCCACATCGTCAAGGGTGAATTGGTGAATCAGTGTGTACCAGTAACCGTTTTCCTTTAGGGACGCGGTTATGTCTCGGTAATGGTTTAGTAAGTCTGTGGCTGGCCCTACAAGGTAACTGCCAATCGTAATCTTTACGGCAGACCATGAGTCATTTAGCTCATCAAGGGCATGTTGATATTCGTCAGAGGCTTTGATACCGTCCTCTGTGATTATCATGTTTTCATCAATCGCCGCCGATAAAGAGCGCACCCCATCGCCGCCCTTTTCCATCAGCTTACCCATTTCCATTCCAGACTTGCCAAACTTATCAAGCAGGAATTTTGTCTTTTCTGTGGGTGATTGTAGTTTCTGATACTGGTCAGCGAGTTTGGCAAGCCCTTCGATGTTCGGGTCTATCCCGTCTTTCTGCGCTTCCTTCATCGCAATTTTCAGGGTGTCATAACTTACCCGAACGTCATCGGCAACCTGAATCAGTCGGCTTGTTTCCTCTGCGCTTGCCCCCAATGAGCGGGACATATTCTTGACCTGCTCGGCGTAGTTGACAAATTCCTGTCCCGTAGCTTGCCATACTTGACCAGCTACCCGCGCCGCGTCTGCCGCTATCATGTAGGCAGAGCGTAAATCGGTAATAGACAACCCCGCCGCCTTCATAGACGTGGTGGTTGTCGCTCCTGCGGCCTTTGTATGAGCCGCCATTTTATCCAGTGACGCATTTACTTTTGCGGCGTCCGCTGTAAAGTCGGATGCGTCACCTTCAATAGGGATAATAATCGGTTCAGTCGTTGACAAGTTTTTCGGCCTCTGCCAGTAGTTGCGCCATTATGGGATTCTCGTTCACCCAAGCCGTCCAGTTTTCAGACCTTGCACGCGAGCGGTATGCATTGACGATGTTTTCTGCAATGACAAGCCGCCTGAGTTCGGCATAATAAAATTGCCTGCGTCCTGTAATGGCTTCTAGTCCAAATCTATCAATCTTCGCCAGCGTGTCCAGTTCCTTGCTATATCGGCCTTCGCTTGCATGTAAATAAGCGTCGGCCTTTATTCGTTTGGGACTTCAACTTCACCCGAATAAATCTTTATCAGTTCGGCAAAGATAAAATCTACCAATGCGTGAGACGCTTTGCGGGGAGTTGCTGGGAATGTTTCGAGTGTTACGTTTTCCAGCCCACTAAGATTCCACGATGTTACACAGGCAAATATAGCTGGGAGTTTTCCAACGTCTAAAGCGGATGTCCATAACTTCCCATCTTCGCCCGCCGCTGGGGGAGTAAGGGCGGCTTCGATAAGTTGCACTTGCGGGATTGTGAGCGGGTCGGCAATCTCTACCGTTCCCGCCCACTTTCCTTTTACTTCAATTGTCTTTGACATTTATTACTGCTTTCTGCCTAATGGCTTAAGTTTCTGCCGCTGTTCCCCAGGCGGGGGCGGTTGCTCCGAATACATCGAGGGTAGCACTCCAAGTATTCGCGCTCATGTCTACCGTGTAACCACTGCAAAGATAACCAACGGATGAAGATGAGGTGATACCGAATTGCGGTTCTCCCGACTCCCATGCGTGACGAATGCCGATCTGAATATCAAGCGAGAGCGGAGTAACCGCGCCATTGATACCAATCATGTGAGAGTGAATAACCGTGTCGAACGGCCCGCCAATCGTCAGAGCGGCGGTAGGCTGCCCGATGACAATATTCTTTGCGCCGTCGCTAAAGGCGGTCACATCCTGACTTTCATATGTGAGGCCGACCGTGCCAATTGAATTGACATAGGCGGTAATGTCGGTCAGAGTTCCGCCGCTGTTGTCCAGCTTTACGGTGATGTGCTTTGCGTGGGTACGCCCTGTGTTTGCTGTCATTTCTTTTTACTCCTATGTAAGATTATTTCTGATAAACGCACAAGCAAAAGTTGCGCTTGTGGCAGTTCCGAAAGCCAATTGCCAGCGTAAGTATCGTCTGACCGTGGCCGTAGTTCCTAAAGCAATCATTCCATGCAGGGGTGCGCTTGTGGCGTCAATACTCCCACTGGTAGCCCCTGACAAATCAGCAAAAGAGCCATCTGAATTAGTGGCGGCATCCTGTACTTTGAGTGTCACCGTCCCATCGCTGGAAAATAGATGATAAACAAATATCCCACCCAAAGCGGATGACGCGCTATTATCATCAATGCCAGTGGCGGAATTCACCGCAGTCTCTGCGCCTTTCGCGTGTAACAGTCTGCCCCAGGGTCGCTTATATGTGAGCGTTGAAGCGTAAGAAGCACCGCCAAAAGGTACGGTAGCAGAGACAAAGCCCGAACCCTGCTCTACCGCGTAGGATGTTTGTTCAAACTTCCACGCAAAAACATGGTCACCCTGTGCGGGGGCGGCGTTCGCTCCGATTGCGACCATGAGATTGCGCGTCCCGTTTCCAGCACCTCCGAGCGTATAAAGCCCCGCCGTGTCTGCATCTAAAAAGGCGTTCAGTGTTCCCGCTTGAATGTCACATTGCCCCATGACAATATTTTTAGATTCATCCGTAAATGAGGCGTCGGGTTCTGCTCCGAATGTCCATGCTAAAGCACCGACCTGACGCGAGTACCCCGAAAGGTCAACGCCATCAACGTATGCCCTAAGATGTTTATTATGTGTTCTTGTCATTGACTGTACTCCAGTACTCGCAAACTAAACATGAGACCCCAGAATTCATTACCTGCGGGGTCTGTAATCACTCCAATATTCCCTATGCTGTTTATCTTCACATCAACCGCGCCCGTGATTGCATCGTTGGAGTTTATCGCCACAAGAATCGCGGACAACTTCGCCACCAATCCACTAAAGGCGGCAAACGCACCAAGCCCTCCGCCAACCTCGCAAAACAGGAACACATAATTCAGCGTGTAATTCGTGTTTATCTTTGCGCTTCCGTTGCTTCCGAATGTCTCAAAACTTACAGATAAATCAGTCACAAAGTTATCGGGCTGGGGAATGAGAAGCGGGCACAACATAGCCGCTGATTCGGGTATCTGGTCGATGTCTTTGATCGTCACGCCTGAGACTGACAGATTCGATATGCTGTCCGCAACAGTGGAGATTGTGGAAGTTATCGCCATACTCTGCGCCTCATATCGTTTATGAATGACTGAGCAAGGGCGGGAATATCACGCGGGGAAAGCACCACACCAGCCCCCGTCACCGTTGCGGTTTCGCCTGTGTTCTTCCCAAATCTCCGCATATAAGCAGTGTTCGCTATTTCTAAGGTGTATTGCTTTACTTCGTCCATCGGCTGCCAGGCATAGACCGCTGTACCGTTTGAGTGCGTGGCCGCTGTGCTTCCATTGTCGCTGCGTTTTACGGGGGTGATTGTGTTCGTTGATACCGTAGACACGTTGTAAAGTTCTGACTCAACTTTCAGAATTTGCCCCACTACAATACTATGACCAGCCGACGCGGTAAACGCTAAAGTTGTCGTGTCGGTAATGGCCGCACCCAAAGTCCCGACCTGTAACCAGCCCCGCGCCGAATAATCGTTATGGTATCCCCACACACCCGCGAGACTAAGCACTTGTTCCGCGCTTCCGTCTGAACTGGTTGCCCACGATACGGTTGAAATATCTCGTAATGAGATACACCAATAGGGGGGGCGGTTGCCCTTTAGTAAATAATTTGTGCTGGAAATTGTCAGCGCGTCGCCATTGGTAAAGGTAGTAACTTCGAGCAAGTCACCGTCTAAAATCAAATCTCTGTCATCGGGAATATCATATAAACGAGTCTCTACACTCGGGAAGTATTGACGCTTCGTCTCCCTGTCCAGATAACGCGAGGCTTGAGTCAAGAGATTGGAAATAACCGCGTCGTCCGTTGCTTCGGTGGATGCGGTCTGTCCTCTTGCTGTTGCATAAGCCTTGTAATCTGTAAGGGTAGCGTATTTATTCGTCATTTTTTACCGCCGTTTGCCTGTACCATCGCGTCATATTTCATCAGGTAAGATAAGTTTTCCTTGTACATTCCGAGTGCCGCGCCTGTGTCATAAGCTGCTTTACCCATCTTTTCAATCAAGACCATCATTTGACTTGCGGCCTGTTGGGAGTTTGTTTGCTTCCAGATATTCCAGACGTATTCAACCATGCCACCGTAATGCCAAGTCAAAGGCTTCTTTTCCTCACCGTTCTTTTGCGCTGTGGCGGCGGCAAACTCAAAGCCCCCCCTATCCGCGTAGCGGTTTCCAAACGTTTGGTATCTTTCAGCCTCCGCCAATGCTCCCGCGTATTCTCCGCAAGTCATGGCGGCGGTCTGGTATTGCAGTACAAGACTCTGTGTCTTTTCGTGGTCGGCTTTCTCTATCGCTCTTTCAATTGCCTTTTTTACGTTCGTCAGATTCTTTTCGGAAGAGACCCAATCACCATCTAAAATACAAACTCTATCGCTAAAGTATTGGCTTCCAAAAGAGAACGCACCTTCGTACCCATAAAGTGGAACGTCAAAGATATTCTTATCAAGGTACAAAACGGCAGAGTCTACGTTATTACCCAGCCGCCCGCGCAAGAATCCAAACCAGAAAAGATAACCGTTTGCCTGATATTCGTACTCACTCGCGGAAAGTTCCACGCCGTAAATCTTGATAACTTCGTACCCTTGCAGGATTGCCAACGCCGCCATATATGCAAACGTTGTGCTAAACATCCTCACACCAGCCAATAACAAGGCGTCTTGTATTGGGTACTGTACTGAATTCGGTACAAGCGGGTCAACTTCCTGCATGTAGATTGGCCTGCCGTGTTCACGTTGCAACCATTGCCAGTGCTTCGGGTCTTTGGTGTTGTGGCCCTTGTATATCTCTGGCTCGTGCATCTGAAAGCAGGCCGTCCAACGCTTGCACCACTCACTATTTGCCGCTTCGTTGAAAACCCAAATATCAAATGACGGGTCATCGAACGGGGCTAGGTCTCTTGTATTTTTGCCGCTTCCTACGATTGCGAGTTTCTTCAATTCGTGCGCTTTCTGGGGAGGGCTTTTACACCCTCCCCACTAATCAAACTAAGTAGCGGACAGGTGAGTCGTCTGTGGGAAGCGTGGGTCAAGTTCAGCCCAAGCCGCATTAAGAGTCACAGTACCACCCGCATCAATGCCGACAACCATACGGACAAAGCGGGCATCAGCCAGCGCACCGTCAAGGGCGGCGGGGTCAACGTCAACCATCAGCATCATTCCATCGGATGAAGTGGTGTCCAGAGACACACCCGTCGAAGTTGCGGCGGTGACAGCACCCCAGGTGTTCGCACCAGTAGCACCAGAGAGGCGATACTTGAATGCGATGGCAACCTCGCTACCAGATGCGGCGGCGGTTGCAGCCTCCATCGTGATAACAATATTCTGGTCAGCGGATGCGGCAGTTACGACGCCGCCATACCAGAAGAACGTGGCATGAAGGGCGTTTTTGAGGTCAACAAACGGGGTAGCGTAAGCAGTACCCGCGCTGTCAACAGGAGCCTTAAGGGGAACAATATTCTCCCCGAATACAAAGCGTGCATCTTTCATTTTTTATAATCTCCTATTAGGTCGCCGAACCAAGCACGACAAACGGGCTGGTGGTGTTCGAGCCGTTAGCAGGGGTCAGAGCGGAGGCAACATTCGCCGAGCCGTCCATGCGGGCGATATAGCGGAAAACTTCCTGATCGGTCAAGAATTCAACGTGAATGCTTGAAGCGGATTCAATGCCGCCCTTCTCAAAGACGATGTATTCGCCCAAGTCAGCAAGCAGGATGTCACCCGTAGTATTCAACGAGGCGTTGAATTCGGTTTCAATGATGGGCTTACCGTAGAGGGTGCGGACACCTTCGGCGGTGTAACCAGCATACGGGAACAGCACAGCGGTAGAGCCTACTGCAAAGAGTGAATCAAGCTGTGCGGCGCAATCGGGGTTGATGTACCAAGCCGCCTTAGACTTACTGCGGAGGGAGAGGCGTTGCCACATGGCGGAAATGTCCGCGCCCTTGATAGCCGAACCAGTGTCACGGGTAACGGTAATCAATGCGCTGGAATTCATAATGCCCTGTGCGCCTGAAACGCCCAAGCCGCGATAAATATCATCGTTCATCATGAAAGCCAATTCCTCACGGCTTCCCTGTTCAACGATGGTCGAGAATTGACGGGCGTCCTTCAAGAGTTCGTCAGTACCGTAAACAAGTACGCCGTACTTCTTGAGCTCCCATTGCACTTTGCGGAATTTCGGCTTGCTCTTGGTAAGGGCATCACCCTCAGCCAAGCGGTAACCACGCAAACCACCCCAGCGCGAACCAGTCACGCGGGAAGTCTCGTCAACAGCAAGAATGTAACCTGAGTTGCTATTCTCGCCAGCGGGGATTTTAGAAGCACCCGCATAGAACGGGCCGACTTCGTGAACGGGTTGCATAACCTGACCCGCAAGAGTCGGCTCTAACAAAATGCCACCGTCAGCGGGATTGCCTTCGCTTGCACCCTGTACGGCCTTCATCGTGCCAATCAAGCGGGCAAGACGGGGATCAACTTTGCGACCGTAGGAAGTAGTAAAGTCCTTCACGGCGCGGGCGTGTTCGGCGAGCGACTTAAATTCGCGGTCGCCTTCGTCGGTCACGACTTGCAGAGTTCCACCAGATGATTTTACAGGCTCAGTCGCGGCAATCGCTTTTGTTGCGCCAGCTTCGGCGGCCTGTGCTAACATCTCTTGGAGTTTGGTTTCTTCGAGTTCCATTTTTTTTACTCCTATAATGTTTTGATTCGATTCAGGCACTACAACGCGTTCGGGCTTATCCTGCTCGGCTTGCGCTTCTGTTACCTGTGTAACGCTCAGAGATTTGAGCGGAATTACCATATTGTGAGGCTCGGCGGGGGTGGGTGTCAGTGAGGCGTCAAGTCCTAAATGCCACTTCGTAATCTCCCACGCGTTACCGACTTGCTTGCGATCTACAAGATGCGGAGCAGTTCCACTTGACCAGCCCAACTTCCCAGCCAGCCCCATTTCAGCCAGCATCTTTTCGTATTCGTTACGTGCGCCGATAATCATCTCAGCAAAGATACCGATTTCATCCTTTGTCAGTTTCACGTCTGGGAGTTGCTCGGTATATGCAAACTGCTTGCCCCCATATCGAACGGGCATCCGATGATTGAACCAGCCTTCGGATTTCTCAATCATTCCGTAGTCTGTATTCGGGGTAAAGAAGTCGCCCGTCAAGTCTGTTTTGGTTGCATCGCCATAGCGGACAAGATACCCCGTCAGCTTGACGTTACCGTCGTCCATCTTTACAGCCTTTACGGATTCCCCGAATGAGACCATGCCCGATTTGCTTTCCATGTCGGGGAGTGGTTCGATTGTTACCAGTTCATAATCATCACAGACGTATTCGGCCTCTGTGCTGAATTCGTGCTTAGTACAAGCCCCGTCCTCCCCGTCTATCATCTTGAAAAACTGACAGGAGGAACAGTTCTGCATGTCTGCCTTGCGTAAGTTTGGTGCGTCTGTAATTGCCATAAATTCTCCGAAAACAAAAAGCGCGGCGTCAAACAGGTACTAAGTACCTATCTAACGCCGCGCCTCTTTGTTTACTAGCTTGTAAACCTGTGAGGGTCTCTCGTTGTGTATGATGGTTGGAGCTGGTCTATATAGGGCGAACTGCCTTGTTAACTAACGTGCTCCAACCGTTGACGGGATATTACCACATTATTTATTTTTCTGCAAAGTCTTTATGTACAACTCTGTAAACTTCTTTGACGTTGGCCCTCCGCCCGCGTCTAGCATTTCCTGTGAGGGTAGGAAGTAATTGTTTGAAGTTGCGTGACGATACAACATGCGCTTGAATTGTGCGGAGTTGGTTATAGTATGCAACTCATCAATCATTGTGTATAGCTCTTTGAACATCGGTTATCCTTTCTTGTCTAGGTGCTTCTTTACCGCCGCCCGCCCTGCTCGTATTGCGGCGGGGAGATTCTTTGTAACTACTCTGGCGACTTTCCACCAGCCCACCTTGCCCAATTGCCGCGCCTGTCGTTTGTCGTGGCGTGTCCAGTATCCGCCCGCCGTTTCATTCACCAAGCGGAATGAATAGTTTTTACCTTTTTCCTGTGGGGTGTATGTCCATGCCTCGGTAGATTTTCCTGTACGGTTATTCTGTCCAGGGTTGATTTTACCAGAGTGTAACGCCCAAAAAAACCAACGTCTTTGTTTGTCGGTAAAGAATGTAAACCCATAAGCAGACTTTCGGCTAACGTACTTGTACGGCTCGGGGTGTCTTAGCCCGCTCTGTGAGTCGCCTACCAACCATTCACTAATGGCTTTCAAAGCGACAAAGGTAACGCCACGAGGTAAAGAGGCGATGTACTTCTTTACCTTTTCAAGGTTGCGAATGGGGAATTTTATCTGCATTATCAGCCCACAATCTTCTTGATTCTGGCGTAAGCGTTTCGACTTCGCTTCTTGTCTGTTGCTCTGCGCTCACAGTCGCACCGCCAACCGCCACAAGTCAGATAATCATTAGGAGGATTCTTTGGGTAAACGTTTAGCGCGTTCCACTCACTCGCAAGGGCGACAATCCCATTTAGAGCGGCGCACTCGGGGCAATGCTCCTCGGTCGCTCCTAGTATCCACTCCTCGCGGCCTCCGTTATTCAAGGTTATCAGGCTCGTTGCGTTTTCGTAAGCTGTATTCCACTGGCCCGCCCATAACTCAGCACGTGAGAATAACGGCTCTATTGGGTCGCCGTTCGTTCGGGCGGCCATGATGTCGGTAAAGAATTGGTAAGACCAGCTTGTATTGGTCTGCTCGGCTATCATATCAACCAGAGATTCTTCGAGGTAATCAGGCAGGGCGGCGGAGGTATTATCTTCGTCCATCCCCTCATTTATCCATGCTGTATTATAGGCATTTCGTAACTGCCCGCCGATAATAGAGGCCATGCGGTCAGTGAATCCGCCTGTGCTTACTTTGCCCTTGTAGGTATCCTGTACAAGTACCTGTATCTTTGACAGCATGTCATCATAGGACTTGTAAGCATCCGCCCGCATCGCGCCAAAGTAAATAAATCTAGCCCTATCCGTAAGATAAGGCAGAACGTCAGGGACTAGCTTTACCGCCTGAATCACTAAGTTATTTAGTCTCACTCTGTACCGCCTTGTTGATTGCTTCGGCCAATACTAGGATTTCACTTTTGTACTCTGGCTCAGGCGTTACGGTAACGGGGTTCAGTCCTGCCCGCGCCTGCGCAAAGGTAATCACTCCGCCTTTTATATCCTTGCATAATTCAGCAGGCAAATCTACCGCGTGCCATGTGACCATCTTCCCCGCTTTTGTCACCTTATCTTCCCACTTGTCTAACTCGACTAAAGCCTTGACCACTTCGGGGGGGATAGTCTCGACGGGCTGCACTTCGGGGGCGGGTGTCTTGTTGGCCTTCTTATCCTCAACGCCTTTCTTGATAACCGCTAACTGCTCATCGCTAAACAAATAATCCAGCTTCTCGCTGGCGATCTGGAAAGCGGCATCAACGGACATATACTCGCTCAGTCCCTTTACCATGTCTAAAAACACTTGTGCCTGTGCGCCTTCGTCCTCTTGGAATATCTCTAACCTTTCAGGTTCAAATTCAAGATGATAGCCCATGTTGTGAAGTATTTGCTCATTCCAAGAGTACTGCACAGCCCTCGCGTCAGGGACTATCGTAATCGTGTAGAATTGTCGTTCACGTGCTACCGCTGTCGCTAGGTTTTCATCTTCGAGTAAATGCCGCGTACCTAGTGCCTGGTGGATTTCATAGCGCAACTCTTTGGTAATACTCAAATCGCGCAAGGCTTCGAGACCATCGCCGACAATGGTCGGCTTTACACCAGCGGCATTAAAGATTTTCCACGTCAAACCCCGCGCGCCTGTCATAAACTTGTTGAACCAAGATTCCATCTTCTCGGCTTCTTCTTTCGGCGGCATCCCGTCAACCATGAGCATCATTGCCTTGATTGCACCTCGGCGCATGTAATCAGCCACCCATTTACTGATTGCCCCGTTTGCCTCAGCCGCTACAATCGCGGACTCCAAAGGCCACACAAGAGGAGGGCCAAGCTCAACGTCAGGGTCAAGTAACCATGTATGAAGTACCTGTGTACCGTCGAATAACTCAGTCACGCCTTGACGCTTGAATTTGATGATATTCTTTTTAGCGTTATCGTTGTCCAGTGTGACAGATGAGGGAATCCAGTATTGCAACTCTTTGACCTGTCCAGTACGTGCGCCTGTGCCTTTGTACCAGTAAGCCCTACCAGACGTTACCAGCGCGGCTTCGGTTAGCGCAAACGTTCGGGATGGATAGGGGAGGAATCCAAGAACGTTTTTATAGTTGTCACTATTGTCAACTTCCTTGTCCCCTTTGTTTTTATAAATGGTAAAAGGAAGGTCGGCCATTGCCTGAGTCCGCGACGTAATCCCCGCAAACACGGACGGGACAAGCCGATTCGATAATGCCGCCCGCTTTGTGTCTGTCGGGTCTGGTGACCAAACCCCTGGGCGGTCGTCGGTCATCGGGTTGATTGATTTCGTTCCGTCCGTAAGTATGTATTTATACATTTGCGCTCCTATGTCATCCACCAAGAATCTGTCATATCATCTTCGTAGGCGTACCGCAGTCCGCCATCTATCAGGTGATTATTTTTATCCACTGGTATTTTCAGGCTATTACCGCCCGCGTCTTTC